TCTCTTTGAGTTTGTCCCTGTCGGTTATCGTTACGCTGAAGAGGTCTACCGGGTTGGGCCTGACTCAACCGGTAAGGTGAGAGTTTGGCTGAGCCACTACGCTGATCGTGAGCCGAGCGCTCACAGCCGTTGGTTAAGCCGAGACGATCAACATCTTGACGGCGTGATGCAAAATATGGTCGGCGGTGGTAAGACACCAGAGCCTATCCCTGCTAATAAGCTTCTACTCCTCACCCTCAATCGCACTGGCTCAAACTTCGAGGGCGTTGGGATGCTCAGGCCTGTTTGGTGGTGGTGGCGGACTAAACAGCGTGTATCTAACCTCATGTGTGTGGGGCTCGACCGTTGGGCAGTCCCGACACCTAAAGTTGTAGTTGATCGCGCAGTAGCTGAGCAGATCGGCCTAACTGATGGTGACATTGACGCAATGATCGATGATGCAGAGGCTCAGGCTCAGGCGTTTATCTCAGCCGAACAAAGCTACCTTGTAGAGAACTCAGCGGTTAAGTTTGACACATACGCAGCACAGCCGAACCTCTACGCAGATGGCCCCATCAATATCATCACTAAATGTGATTCTCAGATCGCGGCGGCGTTCTTGGCTCAGTTTGCTGATCTAGGTAACACCGAAACAGGGGCGCGCTCAGTGGGTGAGATTCACCTCTCGGTATTCCGTCGAGCTGCTATCAACCTCTGTGACCTAGTAGCCGCTCAGGTGAGTGGCGTTGATCGTCGTGGCGGTGGCACCATCGGCAGGCTCATTAGATGGAATTATGGCGCGGTCGATCCCTCCAAGCTTCCAAAGCTCACTCATACAGGGCTAGACACCGATGACTTGGCTGACTCTCTTCAAATGCTCCCCGGCTTAGTTCAAGCAGGACTCATCACTCCTGATGATGAGCTTGAGCGTGTGATCAGGGCTAAGCTCGGCGCGGGTGATCTACCCGAAGACGCTCAACGCGATCCTATGACAAGAGTCACGTCATCAGGCAGTGGTGGTGGCGGTGTCAGCGCTTTAGCTGAGCAGCTCATCAGAAGGAGGCGCAACAATGGTTAAGGCGATCAAACTGAGAACCAAAGCGCAGACGCCTGCCAAACCATCTGAGCGCAGGACAGGCTCAAAGCGTAACCCTAAGGGCTCAGCTAGTGGCTCACGTGGTGGCATTGAGATCGGGGCTCAGGCGCTCAAGGCGCTAGAGAACGCTCGCGATAAGCACAACGCCAAATACACCAAGAAGTCACGCCGCGTCGACCTCGGCACCCTCAAAGCAGTGTTCAGACGTGGGGCCGGTGCTTTCTCTGTCAGTCACCGACCTGGCATGACTAGGAATCAATGGGCGCTTGCTCGCGTGAATACGTTCTTAAAGCTCGTCGGAACAGGTCAGCGCAAGAAGGCTTACACCACTGACCTTGACCTGCTCCCCAAGGGCCACCCACAGCGCACTGAGGCAGAGGCTAAGTCTGAATCACTCGCGCCAAGCCGTTATTCACACATAGACTTTACACCCCCACAAGGGGCTCAAGATGCAGGCAAGCGCGCCCTAGAGGTCAGAGCCACTAAGCCACCTTCTGAGCGTGGCATGACTGAGGTGGGTATTGCTCGCGCTCGTGATCTCGCCAACGGTAAGGAGCTCAGCCCTGATACAGTCAAGCGCATGCTCAATTATTTCACTCGTCATGAGGGAGATAAACAGGGCTCTACCTGGGACGATCAAGGGAAGGGTTGGCAGGCTTGGCATGGTTGGGGCGGTGATGCCGGCTTTGCTTGGGCTAGAAAGGTTGTTCGCCAAATGGACAGCGCAGACAAGAAAGCACAAGCGCTCAGGGCATACTCTGAGGCGCTTAACGTCAGTTATGATATCCCCGATGGTCTCACCCTCGGACGCCCATTCAAAACGCTGAGCCTCGGTCAGGTGAGCTCGCGCATGAATGGCGAGAACGTGGGTAAAGAGATCAGTGATTCAATGCTCGCTGAGATGGTCCGCGTGTTCAAAGAGAGACGCGATGCAGACCCTGTGATCATTGACTGGCAGCATGCGACCTCTCCTTATCAGAGCGGTCCTCCTGCACCCCCTGAGAGTGGCAACGCTCTTGGCCTTATCGTTGACCTAGAGCTCAGAGAGGATGGGCTCTACGCCTACCCTGCTTATAATGAGCGCGGGCTCAATGTTGTAAACGAGGCTGGTGGCGTCCTGTGGAGCTCCCCTGAGTTTCTAGCCGGTGAGGTCTTCGACCGAGCAGGCGGGGCTAAGGTTGGAGATGCTCAGTTATTAGCTATTACATTAACCCCAAGACCGGCTCAATCTCACGCACAGATTGACCGTGTCATCTTAAACGAGAGGCTAGAGATGGATAACGTTGAAAGCATGACCGTCGAAGATCTCCGCGCTATGCTCATCGCAAAAGATGAGATGGTCAAGGAGCTCGAATCAAAAATCAAAGAGATGAAGCAAGACGCTGAGTCTTCAATGATGGAGTCAAAGTCTAAGGACGATGAAGAGAAACTCGTAGAGTCCAAGGACGATGGAGAGAAGCTCGCAGAGTCTAAGGACCATGACGAGAAGAAAGAGAAAAACTACAAGATGAGTGAGACAGTTGAGCCCACACTCTTAAATGAGATCAATGCACTTCGCGAGAGTAACAACGCTCTCACCGAGCGACTCGAAAAGATCGAATCTGAGAAGCTTGAGATCGAGAAGCGCGAGGCAGTGAGCACCCTCCTTAGAGACGGTCGAATCACTCCCGCTGAAGAGGGCGTAGCCGGTAAGGCTTGGGCAATGCGTGAGCTTCAGCCTGAGTTTTGGCAGATGTTCTCAGAGCGTCCATCAGCTAGCGCTGTGCCCCTCGCCGAGGTTGGCCACGGTGCATCAGGTCGCGAGATCACTCGCCAATCACTCGACGGTGAAGTGCGTAAGCTCGCCGCTGAGAAATCAATCACATACTCTGAGGCGTTGGTTCAGTTCCGCGCTCAGAACCCTGACTATTATAATCAAGCGTTTGGAGGCTGATCATGGCTAACACAGACAATAAGATTTCATTCATCGCAGACGGCGCGATCACTGAATATGCAGTGGTCTCACTCACTGTAGCAGGCAAGGTCTCAGTTACCACAGCCGCAACTGACAACAAGGTCGTGGGCATTGCTCAACGCGGTTGTGCATCAGGCGAGAGCGTTGAGGTCGTTGTTCACGGCATCACTCGCGCTATTATTGGTGATACTGACGTTGTACCCGCTAAGCCTATTCTCAGCGCTACCACAGCAGGCAAGCTTCAAGCGTGTGAGTCAAGTGATACCACGTTCTTTCCCATTGCGCGTCTGATCCCCAATATCAATCAGGTCAGCTTTGCCGATGGTGATCAGTGCTTTGTGTACTTCCACGGCCCTAGCAGCCTCAACGCTTAAGGAGTAGCTCAATGGCTAGTTCATACAGTAATCTTCATCCAGTAGATCAGATCCTAACGAGCCTTGTGGTTGAGGCCGTTCCATCTGATGACCAACTCATCGCTGATAAGTGCATGGAGACCATTACGGTTCCTGAGCGCTCAGGCACACTGCTCCTCGAAGAGACGCGAAACTTTATGGGCGCGGGCGCAGGGCTCGACCTTGAGCGCGCCCCTGGTGCTTCACGCGCTTCAATCGGTGGTTTTGATCGTTCAAGCCAGACCTTCAAGGCGAAGATCTACGCGGCTCAGGACAGCATCGCGATGGAGGACATCTTTGACTCTCAGTATCCCGGTTCTGAAGAGCAGCGCATCGCCAAGAAAGTTGCGCGCGTGATGAAGCTCGCACGTGAGAAGCGCGCGGCTGACATCCTCTTTGACTCAACCGCGTTTAACACCTCAACGCCAGGGACTAAGTTTGACGCCGCAGGAGCTGAGCCGCTCACCTTCTTGCATGAGCTTAAGGACACCGTTTTTGAGGCCGCGCATGGGATCAACCCTGACTCTCTCATCTTCGGTCGTAAGGTGTTTCGTGAGCTCGCGCGCAATCCTGAAGTGCGTGGCTACCTCGGCACCACGACAAACAACCTCGCATCAGGAAACCGTATCTTGAATGATGAGGCGGTCTTAGCTGTGCTTCGTGATATCCTCGGGATTCCCAACATCCTCGTGGGTCAAGCTCGCCAAGACAACGCTGTGCCTGGTGCTACTAGCTCAGAGGCTTACATTTGGAATAATGAGAGCATCTTCATGGGTATCCTTCGTGGCTCTGATGCAATCGTCCAAAAGAGCGGCAACGTTAAGGGCATGCCTGTAGCGGCTCTTAACTTCCAATTTGGAAACATGGTCGCCGGTCAGTATGACTCTCTCGATAAGACACGCCGTTACGTGTATGCTGAGGAGGTCAACCAATTCAAGGCGATCGACTCAACGCTTGGGCACGTCGTCACGAACTGCTTGACCTAAGAGGCGAACCCATGAATCTAGCCCTGAATAAAGCCAACCTGTTAGACTTTCAGCTCCTAGATGATCTAGGGTTGCTCGATTCTCTCGTTGAGCGGTTTGAGTCTGGTGAGCATGTGATGCTCTCAGAGGACGCTGACAAGAGAGCGGTCGATGATCTGACACAACAGGCTAAGAGTTTGAGCGGTGATCAGGCCAAACTCATCAGGGCTAGACGCGATCAATTAAGAGCAGAGATTAGCGCTGAGCGATCATTTGAGCGCGCTCTCTCTGCCTCTCGGCGTGAACTTGTCACGCTTCTGCAGATGGCCAGTGTCTCTAATGACCCTGAGCTTTTGCTATCGTTCAACAATGAGCAGCTCCTAGACTTTATTTTGAGGGGTGGCATGGGGCTCGCTGTTGACGAATATATTGAGAGTCAAGCCAAAATCCGTGAAGCAGTTGAGAGGGCGTTTGCGGTGATTGAGCCTGACTTCTCATTTAACGCGATGCCACAGCTTGAGCAGATCCAAGCGCAGGCTGTGACATCAGTATTTGATGACGTAATTCTACCCGACACTCAAAGCGCGATCAGAGCGGCGCTTACCTCCTTATCTTTGCAGGTACCCGCCGACATCGTAACAAGTGAGCTCGAGGAGCGCTTAAAGCGTTCTCAGGGCAGACAGTTAACTGAGGTCAAAACTAGGATTAGTCAATACGGCCGATCGATCACAGCGGCGGCAGCTGCGGCGGCTGATCTCGACCACTATCTTTACACTGGACCGCTCGACGGTTTGACGCGTCCATTCTGTAAAGCTTTGGTCGGCAAGGTCGTATCAGGCGAACAGATGCGCAAGCTCAACAACGGTCAGGGCCTCAACGTGATGACATCATGTGGCGGTTATAACTGCAGACATACTTGGAGCCCTGTGAGTGAGGGATTCATTCAAGCGGCTGATCTCGATGAGGCCACCACCGCCGACATCAACCGAGCCAACGCAAAGGGCAAGCGATGAGAAAAGCAGTCACCGGCGAGGTCATACACTTTGTCTGGCATCCTCGCACACCTCACGCAGGAGACGCCGAGCTCACAGTAGGGTTCACAGCACCATTCACAAGCGCGCTCACCAACCTCAGAGATGATGTGTCTGTGAGCGCTGTGGCTGATGATCGGCGAACACTCACACTCACCGCTAGTGTTGATACTACGCTTGAGCGCGATGAGGTCAGAGCGTTTCTCAGGACTACACGCGACACTTACTACGCTGTTAAGGTAACTCGGCTTGGTGGCACGACCGCCATCTTGGCTGAGCCTCTACCACGTGAGCTCGATCTCACCTCTGCAGCGACCTTGGACTTTGCCTCTGCT